TGGCCATCGCGACGGCCGTGGCCGAGAGGTTGGCCGTGTCCGCGATGACGGCTGCGAGGCTGGTGTAGGTCGTGACCCGAGCGCCGCCCGCAAGGTCGTCACAGATGAGCAGGATGGACGAAAACGACGCACCAGGGACGATGGCGTCGGCCAACGTGACGGTGACGTCGACGAGGTCCATGTGGGAGCCGGTATCGAATGCAGGCACGTGGGCCTCCTACGGCGTGAACGAGAGGTCAGGGTTCCAGGGGGACGGGTCGCCGAAATACCGGGACACGTGAGCATCGACGCCGACGTCGGTGAGGTAGGTGAGCGTCTCGGCCGAGCTGGACACGCGGTACCGGCACTCGTAGTCGCGGCTCCAGCGCTCCTCGAAACCAGTGTCGACGAGCTGAGCAAGGTCCTGGACGGCCCCGAGCGCGACAAAGGTAACCGCGTCGGTGTCGAGCTGGGTGCGGATGGCCGCCTTACTCAGGCTCAGCTCCATGGCCTCGAACCACGAGTAGCAGCCCGCGCCGTAGCCCTGGATTTCGACGGTCGCGGTCCGCTCGCCCTGAATGGTCGCGGTCGGGTCTGCCCCGCTCAGGCCGTCGACGCGCTCGTCCTCGGTGGCCTTCCCGTCGAGTGCGGACACCCGCACGGTGAGGTAGGGCAACGGAGGCCGGGGCCCCTTCGGGCGGGCGAGGATGACCTGCTGGTCGTTGATGCCAAGTGCCAGCTTGAGCCACGACCGGGCGGCCTGTTCGACTGCGGCGCGGCTCATACGGTCTCCCGCAGGCGGGTGCAGATGGCCCGACAGTGGGGGAGCGGCCCGGTGGGGTAGTCCTGGGCCTGGGCCACCTCGTAGGTGCCCGAGATCGGCCCGGACGGCACGATGACGCGGTCCGCGAGGGTGCCGTCCGCCTGCTCCACAGTGCGGAGGGAGGCGCTCACAGCGTACACCTTGATGGTGGCCCTCGAGCGCTCGCCCTCTGGCAGGCGTTCGATGTCCCGCGACGAAGCGGGCTGCGCCGACCCTGTGAACGTGGTATCGGTGGAGGACTGCGTGGGCTCGCCGTCGCCGTCGTAGGTCGTCGCCCCGAACCGGCGACGCGTCAGATCCGAGCGGGAACCAAGGAGCGGGATACTCACGACGCCCCCTCGGCGACAACCTTGCCGCGGTTGCGCACTTCCCAGTCGATGGACTGGCGGAGGCGTCCGGTCTGGATGAGCGGGTTCGAGCTACCCTTCTTCTTGATGGTGCTCGGCGCGTTGGGCGGGGTGGCGAGGTTCCGGATCTTCTGCTGGACGTCGCGGACACCCATCTCACCGACCTTGCCGAAGGCCAACCGAAGAGGCTTGCCGTCGATGGTCTCGCCCACCGCATTGGCGAGGGCCTCGCCGTATTTGCGCTTGTTCTCGTCCGCGGTCGACCGCAGGAACGAGCGCTGGGGAACGTTCTTCGTCCCGAATTCGTTGAACGCCGCGTATTCCACCACCGTCGCGTCGGAGCCCTCGGGCTTCTCCTGCCCGGCTTGACCCCGCACACCCACGTAGACCGACGGATCGCCCCCAAGCTCCCGGAGGGACTCGAGCACGGCTTCGAAGCCGGTGTCGCGGTCGGTGAGGGTGACGTTCATCGCAGGATCATTGGTCCGATGGTGGGGCGAGAGTCGCGGAGGTAGAGGTACCGGAGACCATGGTTGGTCTGCTGGTAGTAGGCGGCCTCAGCGTCGGAGCCGACAGTGAGGCCGGAGCCGCCATAGTTGAGCGAGAGGTCACCGGTGCGGGCACTGGTGACGCCCCCGACGGCCGCACCGGAGCCGGCGGCGGCTGCGTTGCGGGTCTGGAGGGTGAGCTCGTGGGCGACCCGGCGAGCGACCGCCTCGTTGAGCGCTGTGCCGAAGGCGGAGGCGGACAGGCGGGCCACCTCGATGGAGATCCACGCCTCAACGGTCGCGTCTGCCGTGGTGGCGAACTCGCCCGCTACGACGCGGAAAACCGAGAGGATGGCCGCTGTGTCTGCCACTCAGGCGTCCGCCCCGATGGCGTTGGTCTTGAGCAAGAACGCGGTGCCGGGGAGGTCCTTGCACTGCTTCCACTCGTCGGCCGACAGCTGCACCACGTTGGCCCCACCAACGACGCGCTTGTCGTCGACGGTGCCGAGCTTGATTCGGGTCACCTCACCCGCCCGCCGCACCGGAAGGACGATGTTGCGGGTGGTGAGGTTTTCGACTCGGACGGTCTTGCCAGCCATCAGCGGCCTCCAGCAAGGACGAAGAGGTTGTCGCCGGCCGAGGTCTGGAGCACGCCGCCGAACATGGTGGCGATGACCATGTCGGTGGAGAGCGACCCGACCTGCGGGGGGAGGACGGTCTGGGCCATCGGCACGACGAGCTCGAGGGAGGAGTCTCCTTGACCATCCTTCGACCGCATGAACAGCATGCCGTGGACGCCGCTGCCGCCGATGTCGTCGAAGCGGTGGACCACCTCGACCTTCTGGATGTGCGGGTGCGCCTTCTTGAAGTGCTCGAGGATGGTGCGGTCGGAGCCGGAGCCGAACCGCTTGTTCGCCATGTAGTTGTGGATCTTCGACGCCATGAGCACCGTGTTCGGCTCGAACGCCCCGCCGCTCGCCTCGCTGGCGTAGTTGGCCCACACCGACATCGCATCCGAGATTTCCTCGGCGGTGCTGGTCGACGCGCCCCCGATGGTGACCGAGGAGACCTCGACATCCATGTAGGGGTGGTTGAAGACGCCGAAGAGGTCGACCGAGGAGTCACCAAGCGTTGCCACGCGGTCGATGGTCTCGTCGATGACGCGCCGGGCGGCGGCCATCTTGCGAGCCTCGGTGTCGATGCCAGCGAAGCCCGCTCGGAGGTTCTCGAGCCAACCCACACGGACGCGGGTGACGTAGACCACCACGTTGGCGTCCATGCTGGCGCCGCCGATGTTGGCTTGCGGGATCTGGGAGACGTCCTGGCCGCGGAGGGGCACGGCCTGACCTGCGGAGTAGGTCCGCTCAATGCGGTACTTGGCGGCGCCGGGGGGCACTTCGCTGTTGATGCTCAGCAGGCGTTGCATCCGCAGCGGGGCCTTCTTCTCCGCCAAGACCCGGGCCATCTTGTGGGTGAGGTCGGTGGGGTTCACCGCCCCGCCCATGCCGGCGGAGTACCCGGAGTCGGCGCGCTGCTGGGCGGCGACTACGCGTCTGGCGTTGTCGGCCCACATACGGAGGCCCACCTGGAAGGCGTTGTTGGCCGGGCGGTAGCCGCCGCTGTCGGTCTTGACAGAGCCCTGCCGGATGTGCGGGGCCAGCGCCTGGAACCCGTCCTGTACGCGGGACTGGATGTAGCGGTCGCCGGCAACCAGGCCGCCGTTGGCGAATTCGAGGACACGGAGCCCACCATCACCGGGGGCGCCGGGCCGCGTGGAGGCCGGGGTGAGAAACGCGGTCATGGTCAGCTCCCTGCGTTGATCTGGATGACGGCGATACCGTCGGAGGTGGAAGAGTCCTCGCCCTGAGCCCACACAGCGACCGAGGGCGGAACCCAGACGCGATCGGCGCCGGCGGTGTTGTAGAACCGGCCAGCGGTTGCCGAAGCGATGGAGATGTAGACCTCGTCTCCGGGGGAGATGGTCTCGGAGGTGTCGCGCTGGACACGGATGGTGCCGCGCCGGAGGCACTCGACCACCGCGTTCGCGGCGTACTCGGGGTCGCCTCCGGTCTCGGTGAGGTTCTCGACGTCGAGCCGCCGGGCCGACACACCGAAGAGCGAGCGGGCGAGGCTGGTCGCTGCGCTCGGGCCGGTGGTGTAGGCCTTGGTTGCGCTTGCGCCGGCGGCACCGGTGGCGGAGATTTCCGCATCGAACTCAACACCCTCTTCATCAGCGGTGAGCACCACATCAGCGGTCGATCGAGTGGCCACGACCGTGTTCGCCGGAAGGACAGCGTTGATGGCGTCCTTGATGTTCTCCGCAGTGGTGTCGGCGTTGGTGTCGTGAACCTCGGAGCCCCACTGGTAGACCTTGCCGTTGACCCTCACCCAGCCTGAGAAGACCCCGCCGGTCGCCGAGGCGATGGTGTGGGTCTGGACCTGCGCGGTGAGGGCCGATGCCGACGGCTTCTGCACCTGAGCAGCACCCTTGTCCGAGGACAGGGAGATGAGCGCCCGACCGAAATCGATGGTGTCGCTGTCGGCTGCGGCGGTGGCGGTCGAGGGGGTGCCGATGGCGCCGCCACCAGTGCCGCCGGTCGCGGTCACGGTGAAGGTGTAGTCGGTGCCGGGCCAGACGCTGGTGAGCGTGAGGGTGCCTCCAGCGTAGGCTGCGGACACCAAGCCACGCACCACAGGAGTGGCGTTGATGGCAGCCTCGAGACCGTCGCCGACCTCCGCCTGGGTGGCGCTTGCGTCGGCGGTGTAGGCACACGCCGTGCCGTTGACGGTCACGGTGTAGGTGGCGCTGTTGGTCGGCGACGCCGGGATGGCGATGGTCGAGACCTGCGCGGCCTGGCCTCCGCTGTTCACGCCATCGGCCACGCGGTCGTTGGCGAGGATGTCGCCCCAGAAGCCGACCGGGGAGATGTAGCGGGCGTCACTGGCCCGCTGGTGGAATGCAGCTGCGGTCATGGTCAGCTCCTCAGGTCATGTAGGGGTGGCCGAAGTCGGAATCGCCAGCGTCGGCACGGGCGCCGGCGTTGTCGTCCTTCTCGGGCGTGGAGTGGAAGTCGCCCCAGTCGGAGCGGGAGCCGCCCTGGCTGGCGTGAAGGCCGGCGACCACCTCGAACATGCCGTCCAGCCGCTCGTCGGTGATGCTGTCGGCGCTGTCGAGCTTGATGCCGCGCGACTGCACGATGGCGAGCTTTCGCGCCTTCAGGCTGTCGCACTTGGAGACGTCGACACCGAGAGTCTTGGCGAGAGCGTCCGCCCGCTCCATGTCGGCCTTGTTCGCAGCGTCGGCCTCGGCTGCCTTCATGGCGTCGAGCTCGGCCTTCATGGCGTCGCGCTCGCCGGTCTTGGCCTCGATGTCCGCGGTCATGTCCGCGATCTTCTTCTCCATGTCGACCTTGGCGGCCTCCATGTCGGCGTTGGTGGACTTCATGTCCTCGTTCTCGGACTGAAGGGACTCGACGGCAGCGGCGATGGCCGCAACCAGCTCGGGGTCGGCAGCGTCGAGCCGGGAGACCCCCAGCTTCGCGCCAAGCCCCACGAGGGCGTCTCGGATTGCCACGGGTGGCTCCTGGGTACGGGTGCCGGCCGCCGGGTCGGTAGATGGGGCGGTTGCGACGATGGAAGCGCCATCTGCGCGGAGGACTGCGCTCGCGCACCGGGGCTCAACCCCGATGGCGAGGTGATTGTAGTAGCGGTTGGTCTGGACAGCATCGTAGGACCCGAAAACCGGGTGCACGCCGGGCTTCTCGTCTGTGTCGGCATGGTAGCCGCAGGACACGCCGGGCTGACGGGCAGCGGCTTCGATGGCGTCGGCGCGACGGAGGCAGACCTGCACCTTGACGTAGCCCTTCTCAGGGTTGTCCTCGTCGCGGACTGCGATGACTTCGCCGTTGACGTCGCCCACTGCGAGCTGGTCGGCGTTGTCGCGGGTGACGAAGACGTGGCCGTTGCCGGGGTGCTTCAGAGTGCAGCTCCGGCGAGCAAGGTCGCCCGCGGTGCGCTCCAGCATGTCCATGGTGACCAGCTCACGCCGGACCCCGCCGCCCTCGATGGCGTACTCGAGAATGCCCGCCTCGATGGCGACCGCCTCGTACATGACGGAGCCATCCGAACGCACTGCAGGCGCCCGGAGGGTTCCGGCATTGTCGAGGCGCTGTACTCGCTTCATCTGGTGTCCATGGCGCGGGGGTGCGGGACGTATGCACTATAGTGCACCAAGTGTGAGGCGCGCAACATTTCGACACCGATGCCGTGACTACGTCGCCGTCCGGGTCGGGTCGGACCATGACGCGGTTCCGCCCCGGATGGCTTCGTCCAGGGACCGCTCGTCTTTGTACTCGGGCGGCGGAACCTTCCCGTCGATGACGGCTTGGGCGACGCATCGGCATCGGATTGGCTGGCCGGGGTGCAGGCGGCCCTCGCCGGGGATGTCGGGCGGGTCGTCCCAGCGGTGCACGGTACCGTCCAGCGCGCGGTGGGTGGGCCTCACCCGCTGGTCTCCCGAGCTGCTCCATTTGTACGACTCGATGCCGAGGTCCTGCTGGCGCTTTTTCGTGATGGCGGCGTTGAAGTTCTCGACCTCGTTCTCGACGATGAATTCGAGCCGACGCCTCGAGATGGCGAGCCGGTTCTCCAGTTCCTTCGCCACCTGCCGCGGTGTCTTCCCTTCGACCACCGCCTGGAAGATGTGTTGCTCGAGGTCGGAGAATTCATCGGCGGCGAGCTGCGTCAGGAGCCGCGACTGGTTCAGCGTCCAGGCTTCCTCAGCGACGGTGAGGGCCGCGGTGCTCACGTCGATAGCGGCGACCTGCCCAATGACGCTGAGCGTCTGGATGGTGGTGTAGAGGTCGATTTCGCGGGCGATGGTGCGGAGGCCGTCCTCGTCCAACGGTGCCGCCAGATCGTACCCGGCACGCACGCCGCCGATGGCCGCCATGAGCTGGGTCAGTAGCTCGGACTCCAGCGAGTCGGTTCGCTGGGCCTTCTCTCGCGCCGTGTACTGTGGACCGAAGCGCCGGAGGATGGGGCCAAGGGCGCCCCGGAGCATCCGCTCCATTGTGACCTGCCGCTGGCGCTGCTGGCGGTAGTACCGACCCTCGATGAGGACCGGGGAAGGGACAGCGCCGGCCACCCGGGGTCGTCGGGCGTCGACTCGGAATCGGGCGACCACCTCAACCCCCCCGAACCCGCTCACGGGCCCCTGGCTCCAACCGCTTGAGCCACCCGTCCGCCTCATCGCCGCCCCAGCCGAGCCACGAGATCCACTGCGCAGACGGGTTCTCCCGGTCGCCCCAGCCCTTCGCGCGGCGGTCCACCTGCGCCCCGTGTCGAGCTCGCCACGCGGCCATCAAAAGGACATCGTGGTCGGAGACCTTGCCTCGCTTGAGCTTGCCGGCGGTGAGCGCCCCGGTGGCAGGCCCGCCGCCTTCAGGCACCGGCATTCCGCGGCCGAACTCTTTGCGGAGCTCCAGCCCGAGCGCGGCAGCCTCGCTGACCGCTTTGGGGACATCGTGGTACTCGATGGCGTCGGCACGCCCAGCCATCAATGCCTCGACAGCTGCCGCGATGTCGGGCTCTCCGGCGCTTTCGTCCGGCGGCCCAATCTCCTGGTAGCCGTCGTCACCGAAGCGGGATTTCGCGACCCGTTCCGCGCCGTAGACCTGGTTCCGCATGTAGATTTCATCGCGCTGGGCGTTGACGAGGCGCACCTGGGCCTCTTCTGCCGGCGTCAGCTCTCCGAGTGGGTTGAAGGTCAGCGTGTAGCGGGGCACCTCGTCGAGCGTCTCGTAGTAGATGAGGTCGATGAGGTGCTCCAGCGGGTCCCGGTACCGCTCCTCCTGGTGCTGGGCGACGGTGTTGCGCCAGTGGTTCCACCAGCTGTCTCCGTCGGAGTTGAGGCCGCCGGGGGACTGCCCGAAGAGCAGGACAAGCGGCCGGCCGGTCACCGCGGCGAGATAGCGCTGGGCGCCCTCGGACAAGTCTTTGAAGCCGGTCGGGTTCGCTGAGACGCGCTGGTACTCGTCGTTCGGACCGAGGAGGATGGCGTTCGCGACCGACTTCGTCCAGTTCATCAACCGGACGGCACCGGTGAAGGCGTCGCGCCCGTCGCCGCCGGCCTTCTGCATCAGGCTACCAATCTTGAACACCGCGACCGACAGCTCGAGGGCAAGCCGCTCTCCAGCGCCCGCGGTCTGCGCGAGGCCACGGACCCCGTCCCAGATGCGCTGCCCGACAGCGTCGGCTCCCCAAGGGAGAATCTCGTTCCTCGCCCGTGCCGAAGGTGCTCGAGGGTGGCCGTAGAACCGGAGCAGCCGCGAGGCGTGCACCACGCGAGGAACGGTTCCGCCGGGACGCACGGGATGAACGTTGTAGGTCTCGACCTCCCCCCAGTTCGGGTCTTCAGGGTCGGCACACCACGAGCGCGGCGAGAACTCCCGCGCATCGAGCACGTGGAGCGCCTTCACCCGCCGCACGGTCCGGGGGATGAGCGGGGCAGCCTTCGGCATCGGGTCGTCGGTGACGATGAGGATGCGGGACTCTCCGTGACACTGCCCCCACCGGTCGGCATCCCGAAAGCGCGCCTGAGCCTTCAGCTCGGCCAGGCGGTCGCCCACGCGCTGGGAGCCCTCGCCGTCGAGCTGCACCCACTTCCGGGTCGCGTAGTTGGGCAGCACGTCCACGATGCGCCCGTAGATGCCGGTCTGGTAGGCGACGTCGAGCTCGTCGAGACTGAGCGGCACCCGCCACATGTTCGGGCGGCCCTGCGTCGCCATGTCCGACGCTAGCCCCAGCCCCGAGAGGGGGTTGCGCATCCCGCTGCCGCCGCGTGATGTGCCGCCCGCGCCCGATGGGGTGGGGGGTGTACTGGAGTCCGTGCGGGCCGGCGACGGGGCGGCCGGTGGCGAGGAGGACGACGGCGCGACCCCTGCTGGCGAGG